AGCTGAGTGAGACCGCCCGGGGATCAGGCGGCTTTGGTTCGACTGGTACCTGACCGGATCCCGCTCCAGAAACAGAAAAGCCCCTCGATGAGGGGCTTTTTCGTGGCAGGCAGTCTCTGGCCGAGGGGAATTCAGTAGGTTCGACAGAACATCTGGTCGCCGATCCGGTTGCAGTAGGTCTGCGGCGCGGGTTTCGGTATGTCCCAACCCGCCAAGCCTTCACGTTGAGCGGTGGTACACCCTGACAGGAGGACCGTCAGGGCCGAAAACAAGAGGGTCAGGGACTTCTTCAAGGTAGCCTCCACACAGTTGAGCCTCAAGTATCCCTCAAACCAGGAATTTCAGGCGAATCCGCGGTCCCGAAGCTTGTCGAAGGAAGCGTTTCGCTCGAGCGCCAGGCCGGCTCCGGCCAGAAGAGCGCACTCTTCCTCGTAGCGCTTGGCGAAATTCATGCTCGTGACGCCTTCGGCACCGCCCATCCCCATGGGAGCCTGGACTCGAGAGGCCACGTAGTACAGCAACGCCTGTAGATGGCTGTCCGGAAGCCGAACTTCGTAGCTTTCCGGGTCCACTTCGGTGTCGATTTTCGGATGGCGGGCCCGGTAGACCACTTCCAGAGTGTCGGTGATCAATTCTTCGGGCAGATCCGAGGCTTGGGCCAGGATTTTCGCGGGCACCTGGAGCGTGAAGGGTGCCGTATCGGTGGCCAGGATCGAGTAAGGCAGGCCAGTGTCGTTCAGGATGAACTCGTACCCGGTCGAGGCGATCACCTTCTCGACTTTCAACACGTCGTTGACGAACGGAGCGCTGGTGGAGTCCGCGATAAAGCGGTCTTCCAGCGTCACTTTCGATCGCTTGTTCGCCGCCGCGTACTTCATGTCCAGCGGATACGAACTGCGCAGCCCATCGAGCTCGATCGTCAGGCGGCCTTCCCTCAGGAAGAACCGCTTGAACAGGTCAGCCAAGCCAAGGTTGATGTGCATGATCGCCCGGGGATACTTGTCCTCCGTGAGCGTCCCGAGGTTGGTTTGCGACAGCTCACCGGTGGAGAGCTGGTCGAAGATTTCTTGTAGGGTCATGGCGTTCTCCCCGGGTTAGACGATGTACGAATCGATGCGCTGGCCTGGCTCGTCTTCGATGTCCAGGTCCCAGAGTCCGCTGGGCGTTCCGCCAGCGCTCGAAGGCGCCATGGGCGCCTCCTCGCTCGGCTTCCACGCCCGCATCTTGGAGAGCATGGAGATGGTGTCAGCAAAGTCGTCGTGTTTGGAGCGGAAGCCACCGACTGAAACCAGGCTCAGTTCGTTGATGGCTTCGACCAACGGAGGCTCACCCTTCTTCTCGATCGGGAAGAAGATCTTGCGAGCCTTGAACAGGGGCAGCACCGTGTTGAATGCCACCAGTTTGTTCACGTTCTGGGGTCGTGCGAGCCCGTCTTCGTTACTGTTCTCTTCGCGAGCCAGTGAGAAGAAGATGTTGCGCTCGAGCATCTTCTCCCGGATCCAGGCGATGAATCCCTTCTGCTGGCCATTGCGCTCGATACCCACTGAGATGGGTCGGTAGGTCTGGGCCAGACGGAACAAGTCATCGATGTTCTTGTCCATCAGCTGACGCTTGCAGATGCCGTCGACCCACAACCAGTCACCGACATTGTTGTAGGCCCACACCGAGATCACCGAGAAGTCCGCCTTCTGGCGTTCCGAGGTGGCAAAGTCGGTCGTGATGTAGAAGTTGAAGCGGTTCTTGTTGCGCAGGACCGCGTCGATCTTGTACCAGCCGATGTCCGAGTCCTGAACCATGCGGTCTTCCTCGGACATGATGCGCAACATCAGTTCCTGGTTGAAGGTCGCAACGTTCCCGTTCTTGATGGCGTCGTCGTACTGCTGCCGGACGTACTCGTAGGTGAAGCGATCGGGCCACGAGCTGCGGAACTCTTCCGGCTCGCACGGGAACTGCTCGCACACCGGGAACACGTTGACCGCCCAGGCACCCGACTCGACGGCCTTGTACAGAGGATCCTTTGCGTTGAACGGTGTACCGGACCAGATGATCAGGTTCTTGGTCGGGTGCAAGGCGTAGTTCACCGCCTTGTAGACCGTGTCTTCCACCGCGGAGATGACGGTCGCCGAGCGAGCGTCCTCGTCCGAGATCAGGTCGTCGAGCACCGCCAGCTGAGGACGGATACCCATCTCCTTGGCGCCCCGCACACCGGTCTTGGCACCGTAGCCCTTGACGATGAACGACTTGCCGTCCGCGTTCTTGAATTCCCAGCGGATGTCCGTGAAGCTTGTCTTGGGGACGTACTGCTTCAGGAAGTCCGAGTTCTCGTAGCGGAACTCGAGGTTCTTCCGCATGTTCTTGACGCCGTTCTCGATCGAGTCCGATACGTACAGCGCCAGGTTCACCGCACCGAAGCCAGGAAGGTCACCGTACACCGCGATGTACAGGAACAAGTACTCGGCCATGACCGTAGTCTTGGCGATGCCCCGATGGCACAGGTTGGCGATGCGCCGGCCACCATGAGTGATGGTGTCCAGCATCTTGTAGTGAACGACTGGAGTCTTGTTCTCTTCGCCCTGGGCTCCGTTCACCAGCTTGATGAAGCTGACGAACTGGAGGGCGAAGTCACTGGGGATGTAGTCCGGATCGTCCGAGTAGTCGGTGGCGTTGAGGTAGTCCTCGACCATCCAGGGGCTCAAGGCCTTGGAGACCGGATCGAGCTTGAATCCGTAGCGAGCAGCCACGGTCTTTTCGATGCTGACCTCGCTCATGCCCGACGACCCAGCTTGCGAAGGCCTTGGAACACCGCGAAGTTCGGCCGGGCTGACTCGAGCTCGGTCATCCGGTTGAACTCTTCCGGGGACATCATGTACTGCGCCGTGGTGGGCAGCACCTCCGGTGCTTTCGTCTGGGCTGCAGCCGGGGCAGCTTTCGGACCGAACCGTTCCTTGAGGAAGTTCAGCCACTGATCCTTCTCCGGATCGGCGGGAGCCGGCATGAGATTGGTTTGCAGGGCCACGGCCTCAGGCACAGGTGTGGGCGCCACAGGAGCCGCGGCAACCACAACAGGAGCGGCCGGCTGTTCGACCACCGGTGCCGCGGCCACTGCGGTAGCGGCAGGGGCTTCAGGTGCAGGCACATTCCCCAACCGGGCAAGTACTGCCTTGGCGTACGGAGATCCTTGGCCATAACCGGCAAGGCCCTGCTCCAGCCCTCCCGCATGCCGGGCCCGGGCAGCCAGGTACTCGGTGGCGAAGCGGGCCTGTTCCTCCAGGGACTTGTTCCTCAGGGGCGTGATCCCGTAGCCCGGGTCCTTGGCCGTGGACTCCAAGATGCCGAAGGGGCCGAATGCGGTGGAATTGACCCACTCACCCTTCTTGTTGAAGGTGCCTCGCTGCCCCTTTTCGTTGGGCTCGTAGTGGTAAGCGGTTGGATCCGCCAGGAACCGGGCTTCTTGCCCACCGATCTCTTGCTGCAGCACGGAGGTCATCACCCCGGCAGGCAGGTTGTACTTCCGCTCAGCGGCCGACAGCCACTGGATCAGGTTATCCGGCAGGGAGAGAGCATTCGGGGGCATTGAATTAGGATTCCAATTGAGCTCGGGCTATTGAGCGTAGTGTAATTGGAATTGCCCTAATTCAATTTCCCCCCGGAATTACTGAATTGGGTACGGTCCGTCGACCGGAACGAACTCCCCGTCCGAGCTCTGGACACATCCCCAAGCCAAGGGGACACCGGAGTCCTCGTCCCGGCCGGCTTCCACGAAGTACACGTCCATCTCCAAGGCCACCGGTGTGACGAACTGGTTTTCTCCCGAGACATCCAGGTCCTCGAGCTCGTCGAGATCCTCGTCCGGGTCAAGCACCCAGGATCCTCTGCAGGCACCAGACCACTGTCAGGGTCCCGGAGATGACTGCACAGGCCCCGGCAATCAGGAACCAGGCGATCGACTGGGCCCAATCCAGGGAGTCCGACAGGCTGAAAACGATCGAAGCCACAGCCAAGATGGCGAAGGTAATGGCGCCGGCCAACATCAGACGGTCCTCGCTTCGACGTCCATCACATCGACCGCTACCACCCTCTGGTGAGCCATGTCCTTGGCCGTAGCAGCCCCGGCTTGGAGAGCTCGACGCTGCTCCGCCACCAGAGCTTGGGTCGCTTCCCTCAAGGCGGCGATCGAACTGTCTTCCTTGTGGGCGATGTCGAGCTCGATCTTCTTGATGTCCGGGGCCTTGGTTGCGTTTATCAGCCCAATCGAAGCCTCCACCCGGACCTTCTCCGAGTTGGCCGTCATCATGAGATCCGCCAGGTTGTTGATCGCCTTCTGGTGAAGGTCCTGGTTCAGGACATGGACCGGGATCAGGGTCTGCTCGAAGATCGAGTTGACCAGCTTGGACTTGTTGTACGCCGTACAGTACGAGGCAATGTCCTTGGGCACCACCCCCTTGGCGGTGAACTCGGCGATCTTCTCGGGGAAGGTCTTGGAGTACGCCTCGATGTTGGTCGCCCCCATCAGCTTGTGGCTGACATACCGAACCGCGGCCAGGTATTGAGGAATCGACCACCGGCCGTCCTGCATCACCCGCCCATACGACAGCAGGTTTTCCCGGTAGATCTCGTACATCTCCGGCTCGGACAGGACCTTGTTCACTTGGTCGATCAGCTCTTGGTTCACCGATCGCTTCAGCTTCTCCGGCATGGCGGCCTTGAACTGTTCCACGGTGAGCGGAGCAGGACCGGAAGCCAAAGCCAAGGGAGTAGGGCCGGCCCCAGGAACTTCATTCACTTCGACAGGGGATTGAGTCATCGAATTCCTAATTGCATTTCCAATATAGGGAATATATCGGAATTTCAGGCAATTCAATTCCCCGAAAAATTCATATCGCGCACGCGCGTTTATAAGAAACCTATAGGTATCTTATAGGTAACCCAGCCGGGCGGTCGGGGCGCAGCCCCGCCGCACCGGCGGCTGTATTTAAGAAAGGAGTAGTACAAGTCTTATATATATGAATATGTAACCTATGGTTC